CCCATAAATTGAATAAGTCATATAATCTACTGTTCCCGTGATAGTTCCAATTTCTATACTCTGAACTCCGCCAGATGAATAAACGGGATTGGTTGTTATGTCTGTATCACTTGCCCCAGCCGTAGTGCAAGTAATTGTTTCCGAATCTGTAGTGCCTGCCAGATTTGAAAAGTTAATCACTACCGAAGTCCCGCCATCAACCATACAATGTATTTCTCTCACCACAAATCCATCTCTCTGCATTGTGGTCGGTATTCTGCCTCCGGAAACAAAATCGGGTGAAGTTGAAGCAATTCCTCCGCCAGAAAGTTTAATCATTGTTGGAATTACTGCGGGTGAATTTGCGGTTGTGGTTGCGATTAAAAATTGCATATCAGTTGTATCAAAACCTATTTGTCCTATTGCATTAAAAGTTGGATTACCATTCACTATCTCAAAAGAAGTCGCTCCTCCTGCATCTATTGTTCCCAAAAGTGTCGCTAAATTAGCCCATCCAGAATTAGTAATGTTAGTTGTTGAGGCGTTGGTAACAGTTAAAATAGAAGTGGCAGTGGTGAAGTAAAGAGCCGAAGAAGTGGCAAAAGCATTAGTGCCTGCTCCAAAAGGAATGTAGGCAGTTTTTAATCCGCCTGCACCCAATCCAGTTCCTCCGTAAGCAGGAAGAATTGATGTGCCGTTCCAGACTCCTGTAGTAATCGTTCCAATAGAAACCAGAGAGGAAAGAGTTGTAACGGCAGGCACAACATAGTCAGTTCCCGAAACCGCAGTGGCTACCGCACCTGTTCCGGCTCCTTTTAAGATGCCAGATAAAGTTGTTGAGCCCGTGCCTCCCCAAGCCGTTAATAATGTGCTGGAAGCTATATCCCATTTGTTATTAAAAGTGTTCCAATTGGCAGCAGTCAGACAACCAAAAGTTGTTCCATTGGCAGTATCGCAGTCCAAATCATCATCAGTCAGAGTAATACCATCTCCTGCGGTCAGGGTCGTGTAGTCTGAAATATCAATATCTGTTCCGTGCCAAACACCTGTGGTTATTGTGCCAAGAGTAATGAGGGAAGAAGCTCCGGCCCAAGTGGTAGAGGCGACATCTTCTGCTGTGAGAATGGCATTAAGTTCGGCGATTGTATTTATGTCGGCATTCACAACAAAATCAGCCCCTTCTATGCCATCAAGAGTTCCTGTCCAGTCACCAGTGGCATCTAAAACTATATCTTCTCCAGAACAATTTATTCCTGTTCCTTCCGCATCGGAACAATCAAAAATTAGGATATTTGAAACAACCGCCAAACCCTCGCCTTGAAAATCGTTAATTTCGTCTCCCGAGATATAAATTTTATCAGTGGTCAATTCGGTGGTGGTGGCATTGGTCAAATTAAGCAATTCAATAATACTGTATGGAGAAGTTGTGGCGGTAGTTAAAAAGATTCCCGATTCGTTGGGAAAAGTGAAAGTTTTGTCGGAGGCGGTGAGTAAAGAAGTATCAAAGATGGCATTTCCACCACCAACTCCATTCAAAGTAACGGAATAAGGTATATTCCACATCAAAATACTATCACCACCAGTATCAGCCAAATACCTATTATTAAAATCTATTGAAATACCGTCGGAAGTATCAAGTATATTAGATACACTTAAATCTATTCCACCCGTTGATGCTCCCGTTGCATATAATTTAGTTGCTTTCAAATTATATGCCCCCAAATCCACATCTCCAGTCGCTCCTGTGTAAAGAACATAGTTTGGCAAGGTGGCGTATAAATTCCCATCTATGTAAGAATTGGTTGAAGAAGCGTATAAATTTCCTTGTATCCACAAAGGAGAAGAAGTGGCGGCGGAAAGTTCTCCATAAGTAGTGTCAAAAGTAAAATCAGAACCTCCGCCACCTGTGTTGTAATCCGTCCCGCAAGCAAAAACCCCGTTCGTCCAAGTAAGTTTTCCAGTAGTTGAGTTGCAAGTCTGCAATCCTCCGCCATACCAGAGAGTTGAAGAGGCGTAATTAGCCGATAAGAGGGTGGTGGAAGCGTAAGTGACATATAGGTTTGTCCCCCAGCTAGTAGTATAAGTAAATAGGCTTGATGAAGCATTTGCGAATTGTTGCAAGGCTGTCCAGGTATTAGCTGTAGTTGTTCCAAAAGCAATGCCAAAAGCCGAACCAGTAAGAGTTATGGGATAGGTGACGGTGTAGGCGGTGCCGGTGGGCCAAGTTGTTCGGCAAGTGTCGCCAGTGAGACAAAGAATATCGGTGTTTATTCTCAACCAAGCCTTTGTAGAAGTTCCAAGTTCGTATAAAGAATCGGTTTCTGGTAAAATGTTTCTTTCATATCTTATACTTTGAGTTGGTGCGCCGAAAATCTGAACAGGAGAATTATTCCAGTTATCAAAAAATCCAGCATAAGTTGTAGTTGCGATGAATAGAAGTGGTAAGATGTAAATTAGTTTTTTATAATTCATAATTATATTTTATCACTTTATGTATTGAAAAATGAGTGTTGCTCCCAATGATGGAGCACCAACTTCCGAAGTTAATGTTAATGTCAAATTGGCAGTAGTGTAATCTGTTGTCGGTCGGTAAATAATTGGAAAATCCGTTCCAGTAAGAATGACTGCTTTGCGATGACGGGGAACAGTGAATGTTTTGTTTGAACCATCGCATTGGGCGGAAAGGTCAGCGTATCTTGTAGTATTTACCAAGCCGCCAAAAGAAAATCCTCCACCCGTTGCTCTTATTTTTCTTAATTCTTCAAGTTTTTCCTGAAGTTCATCAATAGCGTCAATTCTTAATCTTTCTTTTCCTTTAAGAATTTCTAATTGGTCTCTTGTTTTTTCTGGTGTTATTGGAATAACTGGCGGAATTTTTGCCAAGACATCTTTGATTAAATTTATTTTTTTCCAACTCATATATTTATAAATTCCTCTAATTGCTCTTTTGTGTTATTATATTTCCCATAGATTTTGTGAAATTCCCAATGGCATTCATCACAAAAAGTAATTCCATTATCTATTGCAAAACGAAGTTCAGGGAATTGTGCGAAATTTAAAATATGATGTGGATGTAAGTAAATTTTATAACCACAACCAGATTCTATTCCACATTTTTTACAAGCAAAATTATCTCTTGTAAAAACTGATTCTCGCCAAAGACGGAATTCAAATCCATGTCTTATTCTTTTATTTTCTAGTGATATACCACCTTTCCAAAGATAAGATTTATTTCCTTTTTGTTTTTCACTCATCTTTTTAATTACTTCTATACGAGTTTCTTTTTTATTTTTATTCCAAGGAGTAAAACCCCTTTTAAAAAGAACTCCATTTTTGGGAATAAACTTTGGCATTTTCCCTTTATGTGTTTCACTCAATTTCTTTTTGGTTTCTTCTGATAACTTTTTTCCCATACTTCCCTTACTTATATTTTTTTTCCATTCTTCTGAAAATGGGGGTCGTTTTCTTCCTCGTAATGGCGCAATTCTTTTTTCAATTAATTCAAAAGATTGTTTTTCCCCTTTGTTCCAGGCGGGTTTCCCCCTCCTTGCACTATTCTTACTTATCTTTTGTCGTATTTCTTCGGAATGTTTATGTCCTTTTTTAAACATATTTTTATTCGTAAATATAAATTTCTCCAGTATCTTCAACCACCATCATATCCCCAATTATAACATTTTTGGGTGCATTATTAAAGGTATTTACACTATAAATTTTATTGCCGTCTTTGACTTCCGCCATTTTTTTATCAACTTCCGCCATCTTGGCATTACTCTTATCAACAATCTCGGCAAATCTTTCGGCGATTCTGTTCTTTGTGAAAATAGTTCCCACCTGTTGAATAGCCCACTTTTTTATATTTGAAAGAGACGAAGTGTTTTCTTCTTCTATTTTTTTAATTACCTCCTTGTGAAGATTCTGAAGTTCAGCAAGAGTGTTAGTGGCTTGCTGGGTTTTGGCGTCGATTTTTCCTATAAGTTTTTTCTCAATTTCAAGTATTTGTTTTATTGCCGCCTGAAAAGCGTCAAGAAAGTCCTTTTTGCTTAAAGATTCATTCATTAACTCTAAAAACTGCTTTAATTTTTTATCCACTTCTTGCATTGATTTAATTATTGATTATTGGTAGGGTTAAGGGGTATGATAACTTGGGACTTAATAATAATGATTGTTCTGCTTGGATTCTATTTTTTTGACCATACCACTTATAATGATGTTCACTAATTCACCGCAACTCCAAATATTTATTAAAAACTTCTCTGGTCATTAAACCCGAACTTTTCAGTTCTGATAATTTTACTTTTAATTCTTCGCCTTGTAATCCTTCAGTCAAACCGATAACCATTCCTACTCTCGCATTAGTTTTTGATTTATCCACGAAGTTATCAATATATTTTGCTTTTTCGTCATCGGGGAGTTTTTGATATTCTGGACTCTTTATAAGATTTGAAAGTTTTGAATTTATAATCTCACCAGCCTTTTTCCAAAGTTGAGTGTTTTGTTCAGAGGTCAGCGAGACATATCCCCTTTTATCTCCCAACAGGGTGGGTGAAACCTGAAACCCCGCGTCCCACAGTCTGCGAAACTCCTGAACAAGAGGAGTAGACTGTGCTGGGGATGGCCTTGTGGGATCTGCCATTATTTCTAATGGATTACCAACGGTTTCTTTTTCTTCTCCCAGAACAGTTACTTGTGGTTCAAGTGTTTCCCTTACGCCAGGAATTCTTGCCTGAAACTTTTCAAATATCTCATTTGCTCTTCTTTCTGTCGTGTCAGTTGCCCTTCCTATATCGGCAATAATTGTTGGAATAGATGAAGCTAAAGTGCTTCCAGCCACACTTTGAGCAGAACGAGCAGGGTCGGATATAGTATCTATAAAATTGCTCACTCCAGTTAAAAATGTTTGTTGCGAGAATGACTGTGAAGCACCGGCAAGGGTTTTAGTTATCGCTTCGGTAGGACTTCCAGATTCAGAAAAGTTCTTTTGGATATATCCTCCTATAAGTAAGACATTTCCTACCGGTCCCGCAATCTGAACTTGCCGCCATTTTTTAGAAATCGGGTCATAAATTGCATTGGGAATCTTGCCCTCTAATTCCCAAAGTTTTTGTTCTTTTTCTCCAGTTGGCCGGGCCAAAGTCATCATCCCTTCGTTAAAAAGATAAGCACCCAAACCAAGTGCCGCAGTTCCGGTCAAAGCCCTGCCTATTCCTTGAGAAAAAAGTCGTTGGTCAAATCTACCCTTACCGATATTTTCGGCAATGGTTTTTACTATTCCCACCGGAGAGTAATTTATTATCTGCATCGCCACTGAAGATGGAGTTCTTCCAAATGGAACAACTACCTCTCCAAGTCCTCCACCTAATTTTTGGATTGACCTTGCTGCCGCCCCCAATGCTGTTTTATTCTGAAATACTGCCGTCTCTGCATCCATAGAAGCATATTTAATTATTTCTTCAGTTGGATTTTGAATAAGTTCATCTATAAACTTTTGGGCTTCTACGCCTTTCAATCCTTTATTTATTGCCGCAACTTTTGCCTGTTCATACATAGAACGAAGTTTTGCGGCATAATAAAAAGGCTGGTCTTCAGTTCCCATTATGTGAAAAATAGTATCGGTATATGTTTGAAGGCCTTGAGCCAATTTTCCTTTGCCAAAATTTATTCTTTTGTAATCCAATTTTGTCCCTATATTTCTTTCATCAAATCCAGTAGTAAGATATTGCCAACCCTTTTCCACTCCTCCTTTTGCTCCGCCAAATAATCCTCTTAAACTAAATGCCTTTGTTCTTTTGCCTGTAAATATAGAAAAGACTTTATCAACTATTGTGGCAGGGATGTCTTTGGCGATTTCAGTTCCTGCGTGAGAAACATTGGCAAGAATATTTAATCCACTTGTTTTTATTCCCGTAAGAAGTCCTGCTTTCCAAACAGCAATAATTTTTTTGAACAAAGGAGTAGGAACTAAATCAGAAATGTGGTTCTGAAGTTTTTGGAATCGCATTGCTTTTTCTGTTCCCTCGGCCATCTCATTGATTGTTTTCATTTCATTTTCAATGTATTTTACTTGTTCTCCAGTAATTTCGGGTATTTTCTTTTGAAGTCCCAAAATTCCACCTTTTGTTTTTACAATTTCTTCATTGAATTTTTGTATCTCTCTGGCGGCAAACCTAACTTGTCCTTCAGGGGTTAATCTTCCAAGAATAGAAGCCGCTTGAACAGACCGTCCTTGTTCTGTAAGATTCCGCGCCATTGTGTTTCCGAGTTCCGCTGCTTTGTCATATAGAGCATTTTTCACCGTTTCGTCTGTGGCTTTTGCCGCTTCGTCAGAATAATGTTTTAGAAGTTCCGCACCGGTTGCCACCGCATCATCGTTAATTCCCGTCAATGCCATTTTCTCGGCGGTTTTTATATCATCTTTGATTAAGTTCTTGGCTCTTATCGCTAATCTGTCCGTGCTTCTTGGAACATATTGTCCGGCAACTTTTAGTTCAGGCAATTCTTCTTTAATGCTTGAAATAAATCCTCGTTCTGTCCACTTAAATCCTTTGGGTGCAACTTTTGCCGATTGTTTCAAAATCGTTTCTACTTCTTTGGGATTGGTTATTTTCACTAAAGATTTAGCTAAATCATCAATAATTTCTACAGGAATATTCTTAACATTCTTTACAATCAAATTTTTGATTGCGACTTCTGAAGTTTCTTTGGCTATTTTTTCAACAAGTTGTTTTTTGCCAAACCCGCCAGGATAAATATCTATTGCAGTCAAAGCAAGTCCTATTGGCAATCCGTATTTTTGGGCTGTTTCTTTTTCTGCTCCAAAAGCACCAAGAGTTTCTTCTCCATATTCTTTAAATCCTGTGATTGGTTTTTCCCCGAAGATAATTTTTTCCCAAGTAGTTTTTGGAGTTATTGTTACTTCCGGCTTTCCCGTAATTACTTTTCCAATTTCCATTCCTACCCTTGCTCCGCCACGAGTAAATGCCTGCGCCACATCCTTAAAAAAGTTCCCTGCTCCTATTATTGTTTGTTTGGGAGAAACTTCCACTTGTCGTTCTTTTGTCTGTTTTGAATAATCAAAACTTCCCAAAGTCGGCATTTGGCTAACCACTCCTTTTGTTTTTTCTAATATGTCCTGGAAAAAGTTCATAAAATATCATAATCTAATTCTGGTATTGTTGTTCCGCCCCCGCCTGTTTTTTTTGTTTTATACATTTCAACCGCCTGCTTCCATAGTGTTTGAAGTTTATCTGGTAAAATATTCATTTTTAATTCGTTTTCCATTCCTTGTCTGAACCAAAGGGGTGAAATTGTTTGAGAATAAACATCTCTTGCTTGGCTTTTGGTTAAACCGGGAATATTGGGAACATAAACTTCTTCTGGTTTTACTGGTGTAGTTGGAACAATCCCCATACCTGCCGCCTGTGATTGTGTTGTTCCATAAGGAACACCAAGTGTTTTCGCTTCTGAAACGGAAAGCACCTTTTCTTCTGCAGGTTTATTCTGCGAATACAATCTTGTTGCCTCTGCCACATCATCAAGAGTTATCTCTTTCTTATCAAGCAATCTTCTTATAGTTCCTATGGCCACAGGGTCGGCTTTTGGAACAGTGGCAAGCTCAACATACATCTTTTGGATTGATTCGAAGAATCCCTGCTGTTCATTGACTTTCTTTTCTTCTGCTTCTTGCTTCTTTAATTGGGCTTGGGCCAGAGCTTTTTCCTGTGCCGTAGCCAAAGGAGAACCTAATAAAAGTTCAAGATTCTGCTTCTTAATACTTATTTCTTCTTTTAATGGGTCGTATTTGGCAGAAACCGCTTTGTCTATGGCATCTTGAGCTATCTGCAAGTTTCCGGTTGCAGTATTATAGGCGGCATAAGCAGTAAGAGCTTGGCTTGCCACATTTCTTTGTTTAATAGCGACTTTTCTTTGTTCAGAAGCAGTTAAAGGAGCAAGTCCACCTTTAGTAATACCCCTACCTTCCGCGCCTACCTGCATTACATCTTCCACTCCCGCATATTCATTGGCTAGTTTTTGGGCTTCTATCTGAAGATTTTTTACAATTGTCGCCTGTTCGGTTATTATTTTAGTTAATCCTTCAATATCTTTTTCTTTTTCCGCCCTATATGCCGTTTCTCCACCTAATTGACTTATAAGAGACTGGAGTTCTGTCGTGGATGTCTGGGCTTGCTGTTGGGATGGGGTCAGGGTCAAATTACTCACATCAATCGGCTTGTCGGTATAAGAAAGATAGTCTTGTGGCGTGGCCGGAGCAAGAGTTTCACCTGTGATATTCAACTGTCCTGTTGTAGGATTAGTGTAAAAAGAAGTGCCTTCGGGAACTAAAGTTTTTCCCTTAATAAGTTCGGGATTGAGTTCCGGGGAACCAACCTCTATTATATTTCCGTATTGGTCTTTATAATGTGCCATAAAATTACGCTGTTAAACCTAAATTAATAAAAGCTGTTCTTATTGCATCTACGGCAGTTTTCATTGATTGTGCGTCAGCTTGCAGATAAGTTGAACCCGGTGCACTTGGAGTGGAAATCGCCGAAACCTGAACTATCGGAGTTTTCCCGAAGAAACCGAGTTTCTGTGTGGTTTCTGTAGCAATTTTAGTCCCCACTCCTTTTCCCACTACAATATTCCTCCCATCCATAATTTGAATCAGCTTGGAAAAAATATATTTGTCGTTTCCAAAATGCGCCTGCAATTCTTCTTTCACTATTTTTCTTATTTGTTCTTCATTTGGCATATCAATAAACATCCTTATCTAATAATTCATATCGGAACTTTAATCCTGTTATTTCTGCACCTCCTGTTGATTCAATTCTAAATTGTATTTCCTTGAATTCTGGAAGTGTTCCACTGGAATTGTTTATCGCCGAATGAGAAATTGAATCATTCGTATCGTGGGTAAAAATATTCGTCCAAGTCGTTCCCTCATCCTTACGGTATTCCAAAATTATCTGTCCACTTGCCGAAAGTGGAGAAGTCATAACCGTTACCCCTATCAGTTTCTTTTTTACGGAACTGTCCCCGCCCGAATACAAAATCGTTTCTATGGCGGCTTCCTGAAATGTGCCTGTTATTAAAGTCTGTAGTGCGACCGACACCGAATGGGCAATAAACCAAAATTCGGTTACTTCATAAATTCCCTTTATTTGTTGTCCCGCCGTAACACCTGTTATATTTTGATTAACTGTTAATACAATTTGACCATTGATGACTTGCACCTTGAAAATAAAATAATAAGTAACGGCATCTTTTGTTGTTATTAGTGTCGTTGGAAAATAAAAGGCATTGTTGGCACTAACAGAATTACTTTGTTGAATAAGGTCGGTTTGAATGCTGTTAAAATAACCACTGGTGGCATCATCGCTTATTTTTTTCTCTAAAATAGTTCCACCAGAATAATATTTCACCACAAGAGCATTGTTATATCCCCCAAATCCTGAAATGCTATTTACAAATTGGGTAATAAATATTCCATTGTTGTCATAACCGATATGCTTTGCCTCGCCCATTCCCAAATTTATTTTCGCCGAAATTGTGGAAAGCGAACTATCTCGGTCCCACAGGAACAAAATAGTATCGGCCGTTCCCGCCTGTATGGGTGAACACAAAATAGCAAGATAATCGCCGTAAGGTGCACCTCCGATAATTTTCAGATTACTTGGAAGAGTAAGAACACTGGCAGACCAAGTAACATTATTTAGTTTATGCACCACATTATCCTGAAAGAAATAAGCGCAATCATCTGCGGGATGATGTATGGGTTGAGCGACATTAGTATAGGCAATTGCCTGATATTCATCAGTAAAAGTAGGAGTTGTTACCAAATCAAAAGAAGATAATTTTGTTCCTCCTTGCCAGCAATATGCAATATCTTTATAAACAAAAAACACATTTGGGGCCACAACACCCACTGTTCCCTCTCCATTTGCAGGAGCAGTCCAATCAGTTACAGGCACGGTGCTTTTGAATATCTTTGGCTTTCCTGTGGCAGTCTGCCCGAGTCCATAAACCGCATATCCACTTGTTTCATTTTTTGCGTAAATAAACCTTGAGATTTTTTCGCTTGCGTCAGTCAGGGTCAAATAAGTCCTTTTGGGAATGAGTTTTTTATCCGTGATGTTGAAGTGATAGGAAAGAGCGACAACATTGGCGATTTCCGCCCTGATGTTGTTAGTCATACCCCCCGAAAAATCCGTAATTTTTTGTTCAATGGTTTTCATTTCCTATACAAAAGCACCTTTAATCCTTTAATGCTTTGGGCATCTCCAGCATTCGCCTCTGACATTTTAAAAGTGATGTAAAACTGGTTTGCGGTATTCACCGTTGCCGCGCCAGTGTAATAAGTCACAGTGCTCTGATATACGTGCGATTCTCCAAAATAAGTTTGCACGGAATTGGAGTCGTTGTTAAATAAATCTATTGCGAGTCTATTAAGAGGATAAATTCCCGGCAACACCGAAACCAAAGTTGTCGTGGCCGCTCCAGTTCCTATCTGCGCGTCTATGTAACCATTACCATTACCCCCGCTTTTGCTTCCTAGCATCAAAATTTCCAACGAATCATCTGTTCCCATAGTCCCTGCGGGAACAACAATTGTAACTGTTGTTGTCCCTGTGCCTGAAGTTGTGTAAACCGTTCCGTCTGCTAAAAGCACTCTCGGATTTTCGTAATTCCAAGAAAGAGAACCTGAGTTATTTGTCATCAGACAGCTTGAACTTGCATTCTGTGCGGTGGGAAAAGTGTAAGCAACTGTGTTCAAGGTAATAGGATGCGCCGCAGTTGAAGAAGCAGTCAACCCTGCAGTAGAAGTGGTCGCCATAAAGGCTGTAGCGCTCCAGGTGTGCGTTCCTGTCCAGGCATAGTTTTCAGAAAGGCTAACCGCAGAAGTAGTCCAAGTGGAAGCCGCACCCGCCCCTGCGGAAGTAAGAAACTGCCCATTTGTTCCCCATCCCGTAACCGTTTTAAACCCACTTGTTGTATTTCCTAATAAGACTTGGTTTATGGAAAGACTTGTGGAAGCATTGCCTCCTTTGGCCCAAGTAAGGGCTGTGCCGCTCCAAGTTCCAGAGGTTATAGTTCCCACAGTAGCCACAGTATTAGTAATTGTTCCTGCGAGTGTACATTTAGCGAGTTGAGTTGTACCTTGAAAAAACCAAAAAGAACCTTGCCATTCTATAAAAGCCCCAAGAATTCTAGCTCCGTTACCTTCTCCTTCTGCCGTTGCTATATTATTTCCAGCCGAAGAAAGCCAATTCCCAGTAGTCGGATCTGTCTTTTTAACTACTTTTGGATAACTAGTTGCCACTACCTTGCCTAAAGCATAAAGTTTCCCATCAGAACCAAGTTGAAAATTTCTTATATCATATAGTTTTGCGTCTGTTGAAGAAACATTGGTTGCGGTATCTACTTCAGTTGAACGATAAGGAGTTAGTTTATATGGATTATCAAATATATTAAAATGTTTAATTAAAGAACCAACATTATTAAGTGGCTGACGAGAATCATCCGACATTCCTCCTGAGAAATTAGTTATTTTTTGTTCAAATATTTGTCCCATTTTATTTAACTGTAACTACACTTCCATCATAACCTCTATTTATTCTAATTTTAAGGTTAGAAACAATTGCGTCAGCGGTAATAGATTTGGCCTTTATTTGAAGTAAATCTCCAACAACTATGCCTGAAATATTTTCAGTAAAAGTGCTTGGACTTGTTACAGTCATATAACGATAAGTTCCAACTGCTACGTTGTTTTTATATATCCCAGAAGAACAAGGATTAGCAGATCCACAAGACATAGTATAAATAACAGTAACTGTTCCAGATCCATTCATTAATATTTCTTTTACAGTAGTTGTTGCTCCTCCTCCAGCTGAACTACTATGTTCATCTTCAGAGCTTATAAGTAAACTATCTCCAGCTGCATAAGTTAAAGCCATATAAATCGTATACCACTTTAAATTTCCAGAAGCGTCATTAATTAACGCAGTCGAACTAGCTCCTTGTGTTGATGGAGTATTAAAAGAAATTCCATTTAATGTCAAAGGAGCAGCCGCAGTCGAAGAAGCCACTAATCCCTTAGTTGTTGTAGTTGATGTGAAGTTATGAAGTCCTGTCCAAGTATAATCAATTGCTGTATCAACTGCCGATGTCTGCCAAGTTGGAGCAGCCACTCCTCCATTAGAAGTAAGGAATTGTCCAGTAGTTCCGTAGCCACTAACTGTTTTCATTAAACTTGTTCCATTCCCTAATAAAACTTGATTAGAAGATAAAGTCGTTGATCCTGTGCCTCCGTTAGTAACCGGAACAGCAGTTCCATTCCAAATTCCTGATGTAATTGTTCCAATAGTTGCCAAACTAGAAGCTGAGGTTAAAGCGTTTGCAGTTGTAAGTCCTGCTAATGTAGTAATTAAAGGTAATGTAGTCGTTGATATTTCTATCTTCCCAGTATTTAAAGCCGAGAAGTTATTATTTATAGTTGTCCTTGAAGAAGAAAGTGTGTCAGAACCAGCAATAGTTATTATAGTCGTTCCAAATTTTTGTGTTGGGGTTTCCAAATATGATAAAGGAAGATATTTATAAGCCCCGACAAAAGTTAATGCCGTGATTATAGTTGAAATTATTATATTAAAAAGAATATTCATGTTTTACTTTCAGGGGTTATTGTTAAAGTATTTTTAGATTCTTCTTTAATCACAAGGCCTGGCACATCCCAAGTGCCCTCAGCTTCATCCCAAGTGTAATCTGCTTCATCCCAAGTAATTCCAGATGGTTTGTCCTCGATAGACATTTTATTGATATGACGTAGATTTCATTGTTAATTTTTTCTTGTGGTCTTTATCCCTTTGTTCATAATGGTCTAAAATTGCCTGTTTTAAATCCAGAATTATTTGTTTATAAAGAACCACACGATCTTTTTTGTAAGACATACAAAAAGGAAGAGCCATCATATAAGCCAAAATTTCATGATGAACGGCAAAACCGGGTTCTGTTGTATCTTCGGTAGTTCCGGTTGCAACTGTAAATAAAGTAGGGTTTCTTTTAAACCAAACCCTTAAACCATTAGTAAGAGTGCAATAAGTCGCCCCAGGGGAAGGATAAAGGCGGAATGAATCATCTGTAATCAAATCATAATATTCTGGCATTCCAGTTTTAGGGGTTCCATCTGTATCTAAACCAAAATATTCATCAGGAGAATTATCGCCTAAATCTGCTTGGTCAAGTGATTTTAATTTCCTATAAGTAATACCATCCAAATCCAAAACATCCATTTCCTCTATTTGTAGATAATCTGAAGCGAAAGTATATATTTCTTGTCCTTCAACTAAAGTTCCCTTTCCTCTTGGTTGGTCTGTTATATTGGAATCGTCAAACTGCCAAAAGCCATCGGCATTTATAAGCCAATTGACAACTTCTTTATAAGAGATATTTGCACGCCTTGTCTTAACTTCACGGGGATAGCTTGTATTGTCAGAATCACAAAGACTATCTACCTCATCACAAATTCCTTGTTTGTAAGTCGCGTCTGTCGAAGTTGGTGAACCAAAAAATTGCATAATTAAAGAGGGTTATTAAACTTATAAATTTTTTTAATATGTCCTAAAAATTTTTCTTTTGTCATTGCTTTTTTCATATAATTACAGATTGGACAACAGGGTGCAGAATTTTCTTTAATGTTTTTGATTATATTCGTGATGATATTTTTTTGATTCTTCGTTATACATAAAAATTAGTTATCTTAATTTCTAATCTTTGGGCTGGGGAGGAGAGATAACCTCCTCCCCACTTTCGTCCGTCGAACCCATACAAAACTTTATCCCTGTCAATTTACCTGGATGTCAAAAAGCAGTGTTGATTTGAAATTATACGGTGCTTTCAATCCGTAATCGATACGGGAAGCGATACCAACAGAATATAAGTTTCCTGTGGTAACAGGGAAAGGAACAATATCAACTTTTCCATAAGTGGTATTCAAGATACCAATTTTGTAAAGTTTCTTCACTCCTCCCACAATGTGTCCAGCGGTATGCTTATTTGACCTGTAGTGTTCTACTCCAAGATATCTCATTCCCACTTTTATTCCGTTAATCAGAATATCATCGGCTGTGTTGTAGCCATTGCTTCTTGCCCATGATTCAAGTTTCTCGAAGTCTGGTGCTCTCCAGATAATGAATGTTCCATTTCTGTCAGCCAAGACATCTCCGTTTGCTTCGGTAATCTCTCTCTTCATCGCTCCGACAATATCATCTATATTATCTGTGCCAACGGTGATGTTCACACTATCCGTAGCATTAGCGGTGACTACGCCATTGTCGAAGTCAGCCAAATTGGCATAATCTCCAAGAAATGCGTATTCTACTTGCTCATTGAGTTCCTGTCCGAATATATCGGCATAGGTCATTTGCTGTTCGTAAGAACATTGAGCCAAGTCAGCAAGGTCAATAGTGGTTGCTACTTTAAAGGGAGTAGCAATGTCAATATATTCATTCGTAAGAGCATTGTCACTCCAAGTGAAATAAGTATCTCTGGCAAGGGAAGCAGCAGCAGGAGTAGTGGCCATATACGGGATATTAACTCTCTTAGAATTCGTCATGACTACATCACAAACCATTTTCCAATTCGTTTCGTAGGCAAGCCGTTCCTGCAACTTGATTTCCCACTCTTCGCGGTAAACTCCATCTCCAATTGTATTACTCATTTTAGAATTTTTTCTTTAGTAACAAATCAGAGAACTCAATTACTCAACCTTAACAATTAGCGGATTATGAGTTTGTCTTTTGCAATTTTGGCATTAACAACATCTTGGCGGATTTTCCTGTTTTCAGGAAGATCGGGAGGCAGTTCGCCCTTCTCCAGCCAATAACTAACTTCATCTTTGGCTGTAGGTGCTGAACGCCTTGTTCCCGAAGGAACTGCATTCTTGGCGTCTCTTGCCTCTTTTAGAACTTTTAATTTGTTTTGAACAAATTCATCTTTCAAAACATCTCTCAGTTCTTCGCCAGTCCGTTTGGCAATGCCTTTCACAAAATCAATATCCTCATCTTCCTCAATTCCTTTGGAAGTGAGAAAGGCTAAATGTCCGTAATTCAATTCATCTGATTTTTCAGGCTTGACTTCGGGTTTGACTTCAAGTTTGGGTTCTGTTTTTATCCACCGCCCGTCTTTCAGTTCAAAACCTTCAGCCTTTTTAAGTCGTGGAAAGAGATGCCTATTAGCTTCAGTTACTTTAGAATCGTGTTCTATAAGTTTCTGAAACTTCTCTTTGACGACATCTACATCATCGATTTCATCAATTTTGTAGAGTTCTTCATTTGAAGAGGTGAAGTCCTCGTTTTCATTTTCCATAATTGTTTAAGTGGGAATGGTTCCCACAATTTATTTAAGAGTTTGTTTCTCTAATTTTTAATAAATATCGCTTTGCAAGTTCCTATCAATACATTAGTTGTTCCTATGGCTCCGCCATATTTGAAGTTCAGATAATGCGAGGGCGAGAACACAGTCGGTGGATCGGCTATTACACCATTCCCTGAACCACTGGAGGCTTGTGTAGTAGAAGCGATTATTGTCGCTTTCTGATTTGCCGCCAATGTTACTGTTCCGAATGATGTCGTTGTCGCGGCCACTAAAATTGATTTGCCGATTTCAACCTGAATTGTTGTGGTTGTGCCTGTGGTAAGCGTGAGCGAAGCAAACACAAGAGTGCTGGTTGCAGAAGGAGCCTTGAATGTGCAGAGAGTGGTCGAGGCATTGTTTAATGCCGAACTGAAATAAAACTGTTCTACTCCATTAACTTTAAAAGATGGAGTAAAAAGTTCCGAACCTGGCATAGACCCTACCGGCTGTTCTATCACGTTATTCACAACCGGTGCTCTATTGGTAAACCCGATTACTCCTATAACTAAGATGGCGAAAACCAGCGCGCCGATTGTGAATTTATTTTCTTTAATCATTTTAATACTGGCTTATTTGCTGATAATATCGACCTTAATTTAATCCTGTAGTCTGTATTGAGACCATAGGGACGTGGAAGAAGCACTTATATTGAGTGCCAAACATTCAAGCGCCAAATCATCCAGGATTAATTCTCTAATTGTGTTTACAGACGGATTCGTCCAGACAAGAGTTGTTATTCCATTGGCAAAAGAAGATGTCACGGCAGAATTCTTGAGGTGGGAAGCAGCATCAAACCATTGCACTTCTCCTCTCGTCAGAACATTGAGAATAGTGGAAGTGGTGGCAGTGTTGCAACCATAATCATTTGAACCCAAAATCGAGACTTGAACGTTCGCCGAGGTGGAAGCGGCAACTACACCCAAGGAAATAACGCCAATCTTCTTTCCCCCCACATAAAAGGGATAAGTCGTAGAGGCGGCATTCTTGGTAGGAAAACTCACCGGGTCAGTAGTCGAACCGATTCTTGTCCCAACTAAGTCAGTCGCCACTTTGTTAATTGCTCCTGCTTCCGTTCTTTGCAGGTTCAGGACACATCCAAAATAAACCCCGACCAATAGGACTCCGACAATCACCAAACAGATTTTTATTTTTTTATTCATATGGCATCGTTAACTTTTTTTTTTAATTCTTCGACCCTTTTAAATTTAACTAATTCCTTAAATCCCTGCTCAATTATTCCAAGAGCCATTCTATAGGCTCTTAAACTTGCTCCCAATTGTTCATTCGTCCCCTCGTAATCAAACCCATCAAAAGGATCCTCTCTAATAAAAGAATCAAAAACCTTTCTTATCGCTGACAATAAAATTGGATTATCGTTAAGCCGTTCTAACTCTTGTTTTTCGCCTTGATTCATGTTTTTTAAAAATCTTATCGTAATTTTTCCTATAATCATCACTTAATAAACTTCTCCTATTCGCCAACCTTACACTTTCTTCACTTATGTTTTTTACTCTTGCCATATTTTTTTAAATGGCATTATCTTTTATGCCATTGCTCCTGCTGGTAATAATTCCTGCCCCACTGGTTGCGGGGGTGGAGCGAATTGAAACTTCTCTATTCCTGAAAAATCCATAGGAGACAATCCTGAATATTCAATAATTTCATTCCATGCCTTTGCCATTCCCGGCATCTGCATAATCTGCATAAACCCCTGGGGGTTGGAAAATACAAAACGGAAAATATTGACTATCTTTTCTGTCATGGCACCTAGATTTTTCTGTTTTCCCACAATATTGATACTTATTCTTACGGGTAGACCTTTCATTTCATCCTTAAGGATTTTAATAAAGTGTTTGTTTCCTTTCTTCTTAAAATTGTCCCTGGATTGCTGTTCAAACACCTGCACCATTTCAGGAGTCGGAGCAAGGCCGTCATTATCCAAAATATAGTTTATCTTAAAATTGTTCGTTTCAATTATCGCCAAATTATCGCCAATCTTTTGCAATTCCTCCAAATCAAGCGAAGCGAGAAATTCCTGACCCTTGACAATCTCTTTGACGATATAGGGAATAATCCAATCCCGATAAATTTCCTCCACGGATTTAGCATATTTCCCCTTTCGGTATTCGTGAAGTGAAAGTCCTTGCTGAACTTGTAATTGAAGAGATGCAAACGGTGTTCCTGAAACCGGCTCTTTTCCCATAGTTGGATCATAAGCCGAACCTGTGCTTTTAGCGTGTTCTTCCATTGCCTGTTCCCACTGCACAAAAGGAACAAGGTTTCGGGGATAAGTGTCAAGTTGCTCCACGTCTTTTCTTTCATCCACCACGAGGAACTCAAGGTTATCCATATCTTTTACTCCTGTGGGATGGCGGGCAACTATTCCCTTATCAGTAGTTTTTAAGATGATTTTAGAAGCGGCATCAAGCATTTCCTTCATCCTAATTTCGCCGTAATTCACCCAAACTTGCGGGCCAAAAAGTTCCTCTGCTCCACCCATTCCAAGTGCTCTGTTATAAAAACGATCCCTTTTGACAAACTTAATAGGAAGTTCTTTTTCTCTTTTTGCATAGAGAATCACTCCCTTGTTTCCGTTTTTTGTCCGTTTCGTATTGTCAAGAATAATAATCTGCATTTGCAGGCTAAATTTATCATTGTCTTCGCCAAGATATCTATTGGGCAATACTCCGTGAATTTCAAAAACCTCTATGTAGTTTCCGGTAGTTCTGCTTTGCGTTCCTTGTGCATCTTTCTTCCATGCATTTGCCAAAGTAACAGCTTCTTCCAAAGTATGAGTTGCGCCATTTGCCGGTTCTCCCCATCCCTTGTCATCCATTTCCAGAAGTTCTGATGGATTATAAAAAAGTTTAATTCCTAATGGAGCGGATAAGATATCCATTTGGTCGCAAAAAGCGAGACTTTGCAAGGGAATTACTTCTAATTTCCCATTGACATTTTTGGCCAATGCTCCTCCAAAGTCTATCTTTTCTTCTTTAAGTTCATCAAAGAAAGTGTCCAAGTCGTTTTCTTTGGTAAAAACCTCATCGTGGTATTTCTTTACCAAGAACGACAGATAGTATTTATCTTTATCGTCTATGTATAAAACAATATCTTTGACATCAATATCTTCAGCTCTGTATTGCAGATTCAGTATCGGCCTTATTATGTTTTTAAAGGGCTTTTCGTCTGAGTGTTTTTTGAAGAAACGGGAATTCTTGTAGAAAATAGTCTTCTTGATATGGTCTCGCATATTGAAATCCAAATCGTCAAGAATCGTAACAGGAAGCATATATGCAGTCTGTTCTTGCACAACATAATCGAAAATGTTCTGCTTTGTTTCCATTAAAAACTATTTAAGTAATAATGTTAAAAGCTTTGCAGTGGCTAATCTGTTTAGTTTGCTTCCTCTCGTGAATTTCCTTACCTGAAACCCGCTTAAAAACCTTTCCGCTTTCTGTTTTCCTTTCTGCAAGATTATATTTCCTTTCAGAATCTTTAATGCCTTTGGGATTTCAATTCCCTTACAGGCTTCAAAGGGAGTGTTTCCTTCACCCTTGTAATCAACGCCTCCGACACTCAAAGTCGCCAGATAATTATCTGTCGCAAGTTTGGAAACTTTTTTAGACACTTTTTTGGCTTTTAATATCTTTTTAACTTTTTTTGCTTTCGCCATTGTAATAGATTTTTACTAATAATAAAAACGGGCTCCCCTTTTTTGGGAGTCCGTATGTTTCAATATATGGGACTTTGATTTAACTATACAAAGAAAAATAAAAAATGCAAGTCAATGTGGATAACTATTTCTTTTCAAATATTTCTTCTTCAACTGTCCGCCATTCAAATTTTATATTGGGATTAAACTTTGCCCTATGAACTGACAATGAGCCGACAAACTCGTCGCTAAATAACCGTTCCCACTTATCTTCAAATTGGCACCATTTTAAAAACATTTTTACTCTTTCAGGTTCAAGGTAAATTGGTATCTTGTTATCTGGCATATTTTTTTCTACAAATCTTATGTGTCGGTTCCAAAATCATCTCTCCACTATACCTATCTTTCTTTTTCCTATAAGTTATCGCCTGTCCCTCGCTCACCCAGACTTCTTCCCCGCAAAAAGGACAGATACCGACACTTGTTCTTTCTATCACCTTGGTTCTTACATAGACTTTGCCGTCTATTATTTTAAACTTCATAATATTTTACCATCTTTCTTATGTGGCCCAATCTTAAACTCGAATCACACCACAATTTGATTCCTGCTTCACTTAATCTCTGTCCAAAACTTATGTCTTCTCCTTGCACTATATCTCCCTCTCTGATATTACTAAAGGGATTTGAAGGAAGTTTATCATAAACTCTTTTGGATATGCCAAGGAATCCTCCTCCACAAGCCCCAATTTCATTCACTCCTTCTTTGGGCTTAACAAACTTATAATCATACTTTCCCATTTCAAAGATAGCAGGAATCATTTTCGGTTCTTTCCCTATGAGATAAATTCCTGTAACAACATCATGGTCTTCTAAGAGTTTTTCAACCCTCGCCACTTGTTCAGGGGTAAAAACTAAATCACTGTCTATGAACAAAAGGTCTTCTGTCTTCATTCTTGCTTGCTCATAAATCCTGTTTCTGTTATCCGGTAAACTTGGCCCCTGCCAAGTAATCCATTCGTATTTGGGTAAGTTAAGAATTGATTGGACAAACTCCCAATGAACAAAAGCATTATTATTCACAATTGTTCCTATTATCATATTGCTGGGTTCCCCCTTGATTCTCTTCTAATTGGAAAATTATAAAATGGTTCTTTTGCTATTTGGTCTTGATACGCAGTTGCATCCAGAACATCGTCATTCTTTCCAAAGGGGAAATTAAACTCTTCTTCTTCCAATGCCGCGCACTGACCTTTAATGTGCCTTATTGAACCGCTTGCGTAACGGGGAATAATGGCTCTTATCCGTATTTCTTTATTTACTTGAAAATGTTTTAGTTCAACTATTGGCAGAAACTTATTCCTTTTCTTTTGTTCTCCATCAAGAAAAGGTTTCAGTCCATCGGTGTATGCTGTTTTTTCTATGCCTATGGAAGTATAATGTCTTTTGTTTTGCAAAGAGAATAGTGTATCAACCAATTCATCTGCGTTTAATCTTACCCGCCAAGCCCTCAAGTTCCAAAAGTTTTCTTTATCCACTTCATTATCGCAGAATCCACAGTAATCGGCTTGGTCTTTTTTGGAAAGAGCGGTGTCAATGGTCAGATATTTATTAGTGCTTCTTTTCTCCAATTCTTCTTCAGTGATGTATTTATACCATTCCGGCTTGAATTCCTGCTTTTCGGTTAAGATGGGCGAACCCTGATATAGTGCAGACCAATCATAAGGGCCGATTGTATTTCTTATTCCTTCAAGAACACTTAAATCATATCTTCCGGGCCACAGTGCCTCGCCTTGGGCAGAAATAGCCGGAAAATGAATTACCTTGCACCTTTTTGAAAGTTCCTCATTTTTGAGTATTCTTCCCACTAAATCGTCAATATGCCATCTTGTTGCGATAACCACAATAACCGCATTTGGCTCAAGCCGGGTGTAAGCAGTTGAAGTAAAAAATTGCCATATTTTATTACGATAGACTTCACTTTCTGCTTCTTCCCTGTTTTTGATTGGATCATCAAATAACAAAATGTTAGCCCCTCTTCCCGTAATGGCCCCTCCCACTCCGACAGAAGTATAACTTCCGCCTGCTTGAGTTTTCCACTTCGCTTTAGCTTGTTCGTCTTCTTTAAGCCTAACATCAAAGATAAGTTTATATGCTTCGTCGTTTATTAAAGAACGAGCCTTGCTTCCAAAATCCTGCGCCAATTCTCCCGAATAGGAAACGGTTATTATTTCTTTGCCGGGATTTCTTCCAAGATACCAAATAGGGAAAAGTATCGAACATTGCTCTGATTTACCGTGCCGGGGAGGAACTACAATTATTAAAACTTTATAATCCCTGTCGCCATATTTCTCAATCTTCTCCAGTTCATCGGCAATAACTTCGTGATGCCAATTCGGTTTGTAATTCGGCTCAACAATAATAGCAAAATCAAGAAGATGATATTTTCCTAATTGGAGTAGATTTTTTTTCTCTTCGTTTGAGAAGTTCATTTAGTTGTTCTTCTGATAATTGTTCTTCGGTTTTAACATCTGCCCTTATATCTAATGGCGGTCTTCCTTCCAGCATCTGCCAAGCCAAATCTCTATTTTCTTTGACAAAATGCTCTACAAACGCCTGCATATCTTCAGGGTGTTCTTCAAGCCATTCTCTTACCCGTTCTTTTATTGTCTTTCCTTTTGGTCTTCCTGCCGGATTTCTAATCTCTCCTTTCTTGGCTGGCCTTAGATTTTTCAAACTCTTTTTGTTAATCATAACTATTTCTTATCTTATTTTTGATTTTCCTCCAAAACTTTTAATACTAATTCCTTGCACTCTTTGCACAATATCTTCTTCTGTTCCTGCCAAACACTTTGCGGGCCTTGTTTCTTGTCTGGGGTAAAGAAAATTTTTTGTTCCGCATATTGAAGATTAACCGCTTCCTTGATGTCGGGAATTTCTTTTCCGCAATCTATTTTATCACAATAAAACTTTATCATATTTCTTTTGATAATACTTCCTTTATTAAATCGTTTGGGTCTATATAATCGTCCATATATTTTATCTTCCTTATTTTTATTTTTTTAATAATTTAAATGGTCTTTGTGAATAATCAGACAAAAATTCATCATCATCCATTTCTGTTCTAAATCCAAACATATTACAACCAAATGGTATATCAAAATCATCTCCTGAAAAACACCTTTTGGTATGTTCTACCACAAATTCATTATATCTATCTTCATTTAATCCAACCCAATCAACCGGAGAATATTTACTAAGTGCCGCCATTTCTAAACACTTTTTACAATAAATTTGAAATCTGTTATTTGCCATATATCACAATTCTTTGCTTAATACCTTTTTTGGATACTATCATTTTCCTTTAAAGAGCATATCTGATACCCGACATATAAAGATAATGTTCCATTGGTATCCAACATTTCACCTTGAAATTGTGGAAGGTTGTAGTGCTGTCCGCTTTTTCAAAAAGATGTTCTTTGACTTCGCATATTTGATTAAGGGGCAAATCAAAATTAATTCCCGTTTGTATTCTTTGGTTTCGTTCTCCTTCAATATGTCCAATCATAAGAAAAATAAATATTACCAAAGCCCAAAAAATTGCCCACATACCACTATCTACTATTTTTATTTTCTCTTCCATACAGACTTCTCTTTTTTTTGGAGAAGTAATTCTATTTTTGAAAACCACCACTCGGCACAATCTTTAAGACTATGATGTTGCATAACACCAGTTTTTTTAGATATACTTGTAGCAAACTCTTTCCACTCCTCCTCTAACCTCTTTTTTGTTTCTGGGGTCATAGGGTTATTTGAACTCTGTATAATCTAATAATTTTAAATTTCTTAAATGTTCTCTTAACTTTTCATCTCTCTTCCCTTAACTCTTTCAATAACTTTTCTACCGCTTCCGAAGGCGTCCTACCAAAATAATTATACTGGCGGGAAATCTCGTCTCTGCTTTCTCCAAAAATATGCGAGGCGACCCATTCAATTCCGAATTCTTCCCTTTCCTCGCCATTCCATTTCCCATAATTAAAAGACAATTCAAACCATTCTTTTTCTTCAAAAGGTTCGGTTATTCTTATGAGTTCGGTTATTTCAAGTATTATTTTTTTAAGGTCTTTCTTCATATTATTTTCTCCAAATTATCAAATCTTCATAATTCAAATGTTCTTCAACAGAACGACTACAAATGTGTTGACCTTTCTCTGTGCATAAATCTATTTTATAAGGATAACCACGTGTAGAATGCAGACTACAAAATCCATCAGCATTATGAGAATTAGATGTATTATATAAACAAATATAACATTTTATTTCATCATCCCTAAATTTTATTTGTCTGTTCATATCAACCAATTCCCCCACCTCCCTCAAAATCTTTTCTCTTTCTTCTTTCAAGTTACTCTCAAATACAGCAATATCATATTCACAGGCACAACAATAGCCGTCTTTTGTTTTATGGGGCTGGCGGGATTTTTCAAGAAAGGAACGAATAAAAGCTAACATTCTATCTACATCTTTTTGGTTATCAAAACTTCTCGCCCATAAAGTAGATAACTCTTTCTCCCAATCTTCTTTTTTGTCTTTCATAAAATTATTCCTTTTTAATTATTCCTATTAACCAAGCGATTAAAATTGCCACACCGCAACTTCCCCAGACAATAACCAGTGCCATCATCACTGCCCCAAATCCTTTTAATGTTATTTCGTCAATCATATTTTATTCTCTTAACTTTTTAATTTCCTTTATAAGTGGCTTTGCAAATTCCTCATAAAATCCCTTGCTGTTCATTTCCAACACAGTAACACCACACATTGGATGTTCTTCTTTAACATAACCGCCATTTTTATATCGTCTTATCTTTGTTTTATTTTTCATTATTCATACCCTATTCTCTTAACTTTTTAATAATTTAGAAAACCTTTTTCTAATAATTTCTTCTGCTATTGTTTGATCTTTGACTGTTAATACATTTAGAATGTGGCAATCTGTCTTTGAAATATCTTCTACCGAATCTTTTATTGCTTTCTCTATCTCGTCCAGCAGTAATTGCCGATTTTCTGTCAAGAAGGGAAACCTTTGAAGCTCTTTGCTGTATGGGAATGCGGGGATTATCGCCCACGCTTTTATTTTTTTCATACTCTTTTATTTTTTGGCTGATAAATTACTTTTAAGTAATTGATGGTTTTTTTAATAGACGGACAAAAGAATAACCCAAATCATCTATACTAAATCCTTCTTTCTTTCTCCATTTCTTTGATAATTTCTGTTCTAAAAGTATTTGTTTCTTTGAAGAGCATATATTTTGCATTCCCGCATTTCCCCTTATTCCACTAGCAAAAACAACATTAGCAAAAACAATTTGTTCTCCATCAATATATTGGGCTGGTATTCCATCAATCGTATGAATATAAAACCAATTTTCTTTCTTCATATCTTTTTGGCTGATAATTTTATTTTATTCGCCAGAGCCAAAGCCATCGCCATCGCCAGAGAAGGTCTCTCGCATCTTCAACCGACTTGCCCTGATATTTTTCTCCCAATTGAGCCGGAAAAGAAATATAATCGCCTTTTTGCTTGTAAAGTTCTTTCATCAGATTTTTCTTTTTTTCCGTTTCTTTC